AATTCAATTTGTTTACTTTGTTCTCCATACTTTGCTTCTACTGATTTAGCTTGAGCATAACCAGTTCCTGCAAAGATTAAACTTGCTACACAAGCACCAAACAATGTAACCTGTGCTTTTTGTGTTAATTTCATATTTGCAATTCCTCCCGAATTTGTTTATAATTTATGTGCTATGTTGTGTGTCCTTTTTTAAGGGCACTTTTTTCATTTAAAGAATTAAGTAATGCAATGATTAATTGCTCACTAGGACTTTTACTGAACTTATTCATATAATCCTCAAATGCTTTTCTTGGAATGTGTACGTTTCTTCTAGTACCAGATATTGCAACACTTCCAGGAAAACATCCTTGTTGAATTGCATTGATTATGAACTCTCTACTCTTGTGAGTAATCTTCATGACTTCTTCAACTGAAATGTTATTTTCATCCATGATTTATCCCTCCTTTCATAAAGCTCTAACCAAAATTGCTAAACAATTCCCAACAAAACAAGAAACTGTAATAACTGCTGCTATACCTTTAGATGTCATAACTTACCCCTCCTTTTTGCTTTGCTAATAGTTCTTGCTAATTCCCGCCATGATTTTTCATACCAATCACGACTTTCTTTTAAAACCACACAAGTGATAATCAGTACAACATTAAGCAAAATTGAAATATATAAAATCCATTCCATAACTACTTATCCTTTCTAATTAAAAACTTCATCAAATACTTGTTTACGCAATTTGTCATATTCGTCTTTTGAAATAAGTTTTAATTCATAGGCAGTAGCAAGAACACCACATAAATACATGTATTGGTTATTTACAGCGCCATAGCATGTATCAAGATTCGATTGTTTTTCTTGACATTCTTCAATTAAACAATCTTCAAATTCTTTTCTTGCTTCATTTCTTTTTTGGATTTGTTCATCAAGGAAATCCTTTTCAAATTTAATTTTCTTTTTGATAACTTCAACTTGTTCTACTTTAGTCATAACTTTTTTCTCCTTCCTACTACTGACCATCAAGGAACCAACCTCTATTACAAAATGAAAACTTCACATATTGTATTAAAAAGAAATTTGTTATTAATTTGGTGTTTCTATGATCATCAACTTTAGTAATCTAATAAAATAGGCTTTGCTAGAGATTGATTCCTGGATGATCAGTAATTTATTTAATTTTTTTCGACATCCTTCATCTCTTTCTTTATAATTAAGTTATCGGTACGGCAATATCGAAATTTATTTAAAAAGCGAGGTGAAATATATGGCAAATGATTTTTTATGTCCTTACTGTAACCATAGTGCTGAGATTAATGATTCAACATGTTACTTAATACATCCCTCTTTTGGAAGCGTCATACAATATGCTCAGCCTAAAGATAGCGAAATAACACTAATCATGTTTAAATGTCCACATTGTCATGAATACACCATTTGTGCACAAGGAACTGGTTCTAAAGTGAAAACAAATTTAGTTAATATAAAACCTAATACTTTAGCAAAACAGTTTCCTGATTACATTCCAAAAGCTATCAGACAAGACTATGAAGAAGCTTACTCTATCGTCAATTTAAGTCCTAAAGCATCTGCAACCTTATCTAGACGCTGCTTACAAGGAATGATTAGAGATTTTTGGAAAATCAAACCATCAACACTATTTAAAGAAATTGGTGAGCTTGAACATAAAATTCCTGTAATGCAATGGAAAGTTCTTGATGGAATAAGAAAAGTTGGTAATATTGGTGCTCACATGGAAAAAGATATAAATGTAATAGTTGATATTGATCCAGGTGAAGCAGAAAAACTTCTTAAAGTAATTGAAAAACTTATGAACGATTGGTATGTAGAACGTCATGAAACCGAATTGCTTTACGGTGATATAATTGCAATATCTGATGAAAAAGCCAAAGCTAAGAAAGAGTAATTAAATTTGCTCTTTTTCTTTTCGAGGATCTTTATCAAATAGAAAATGATAGTTCCCCTCTCTATCTTTTTCGTAGTAAAGCTCTACAAGTCTACACACATCTTCTTTAGTTCCTTTGCCTCTTAAAACAGTTACAACTAACAATGTTCTTTCCTCAACATTGTCTACTCTTTCACATTTTTGTTCTTGCATTTCTCATCACCACCCTTTTTGATGTTTTCATTCAAGAAAGAAATACAAAAGTTGAATAAAGTATCCAAATAACAGTTGCATACCATTTATAGAACCAGTTATCAGGTTCTATTTTTTTCATTACTTTTAAACAAACCAAATATGCTATTGTAAAAACGATAAAATATATTACTCTCATCTAATTCTCTCTTTCTTTCACAGCAACAACTTCATCTGTTTTTATTTCACTTATAGGATTTTGAATGACACACTTATCATTAATTTTTCTCATTTAGCATTTCATTTATTTTTTTGAAACAATTCATACTTTCCGTTGAACAAATCACTCATTTTTATGTAATCAACATAATTTCCTTCTTGATCAACAAGCTCTAATTCAGGCATTCCTCTTTTTCTGCATTCATTACACATACAGATGTAATTTACTTTGTAGATTTGATTACCATCTTTTACGAATAAATCCATGCATGAACCCCCTCTTTTCTTACGTTTACGTAAGTTAATCGGTAAAAAAAATATAATTTACATCTTCTGGTGAAAGATTTAATAAATCAGTGATAATTCTAATCTCTTCCCTATAAAAATCGCTAAATCCTCTTTTTTTACGATAATAAGTAGCTTGATTAATAGATAATTTCTTAGCAACTTCTTCGTTTGTCAATCCAGCTTCTTTTGTTTTTGCTTCTAGGGCAATCCAATTCATTTACACCACCTCCTGTTTTATTTGACAACTAAAGATTATCACTTGCATTTACGTAAGTCAATACATTTTTGCAAGTTTTTGTTTTTAAATTATAATTACATTGCATAAACGCAAGAAAATGATATAATATTTCTTGAAAAGGAAGTGATAATAATGAATATTAATAAATTCATAAAAAATAGAAGACTTGAATTAGGATTAACAATGTTGGATGTAGCAAAAGCATGTGAAGTTAGTGAAGCTACTGTTTCAAGATGGGAAAGTGGAGATATAAGTAATATGAAACGAAGCCGTATAGCTTCTTTAGCAAAAGTTTTACAAATATCCCCTGCTATTATCGTAGGAGTTCAAGATGAATTCGAATATTCATCTTCAGGAATTGATTTTACTCGTGTTCCGTTGTACGAAGATGTGTGTTGTGGTAATGGTGGCTTTGTTGATGAAAATATAATTGACATGATACCAGTACCTAGTAAAGGATTAAATCCTCGCGCTGAATATTTTGCTCAATATGCCAAAGGCGAGAGTATGAAAGATGCTGGTATTAATGATGGAGATCTTCTTATTTTTGAAAGAACAGATAAAATTGATGATGGAGTTATTGGTTGCTTTTGTAATGAAGACAATGTTGCTACATGCAAAAAATACAAAGAGCTTAATGGAATAGTAATGTTGCAACCTATGAATATTGAATTTGAACCAATTATTATTGATCCATTGAAAGATAACTTCAGGTGTTTAGGTAGATTAAAGAAAGTTATAAAAGATTTTGATTGGGAGGATTAAACAATGGGATTATTCAATAAAAAAGAGTTGAAACGTATTGAAGAATTAGAAAAGGAAAATGCCGAATATCTTTCTAAAATTGAACAATTAGGCGGAAAAGAAATACTTGATATTCAAAACGAAATAAAAGAACTTCAAGGCAAAAAAGCAAATTCAGAAAAAGAACTTGCAGAAAAAGAGCAAGAATTGCAAAACATACAAAAAGATATCAACAACTTATTAGATACAATCAAAGTAAAAAAAGAAGTAATTAATCAATTAGATCTTGATTTAGATGTAATGGATTTTGGAATTTACAAACCAAAATACAATTGTATGAATTCAGAAGAATATGCAACCAAAATTAAAGAAAATAGAAATAGACAAAAAGAAATGATAAAAAATAAAACAGCCCTTAATTTTTTTGATAGCTGGAAATTAGATGGGAGTTTAGCAAAAGGACGTGCAATGAATAATGATAACATGAAAATGTACTTAAGAGCATTCAACAACGAATGTGATTCATTGATTTCAAAGGTCAAGTTTAATAACTTTGATAAAATTAAAGAACGTATAGAAAAATGTGCCAATGCTTTAAATAAACTGAATCAAAGAAATAGAATATCTGTTACTTGGAAGTATCTACAATTAAAAATAGATGAACTTCATTTGGTACATGAATATAATTGTAAAAAGCAAGAAGAAAAAGAAGCAATGAGGGCTGCAAGAGAAGAAGAACGTGAACAAGCTAAATTACAAAAAGAGATAGAAGAAGCAAGAAAATCTATCAATAAAGAGAAAAAACATTACGAAAATGCTAAAGAAAAATTAATCTTACAATTAGAAAAATGTTCAACCGATGAAGAAAAAAGTGATATACAATCAAAGATAAATGAAATAGATGAAAAATTAGCTGAAATAAACAAAAATTTAGAAGATATTGATTATAGAGAAGCTAACAAACGTGCTGGTTACGTATATGTTATTTCCAATATTGGTTCATTTGGTGAAGGAATATATAAAATAGGAATGACAAGAAGATTGGAACCGATGGACCGTGTTGATGAATTAGGTGATGCTTCAGTTCCTTTTAAATTTGATGTTCATGCCATGATTTTTAGTGATGATGCTCCAGCACTTGAAAATGCCTTACATAAAGCCTTTGATGATAGAAAAGTAAATATGATCAATGGTAGAAAAGAATTCTTCAAAGTTTCTTTAGAAGAAATAGAAAAAGTTGTAAAAGAAAATCATGAGAAATTAATAGAATTTAATGAAATTCCTGATGCTGAGCAATATAGAGAAACACTTAAAATAAAAGAATCATTAACAAAAGGAAAAAATATCGATGAATAAAAGAGAATTATTTAAATTTTTTTGTTATATGTTTCTAGCGGTATGTTTTATCGTATTAATAATATTGGGAATATGTTCATTCTTCTATTATCTAATACCTATTGATTTTCCAGGTACAGTTGGTGAATGGATAACAGCTTTATCCACTCTTGCTGGTGGGGCTCTTACTCTGGGCGGAGTTTGGTGGACCATAAAAAAACAAGAGGAACAAAGAGAAAAAGATTTAGCAATACAATATAGACCCTTTTTCCGCCCTATTGTTCCAATGAAAATCGATGGAAATTCATTTGAAGAAAATGCTTTTCCAAGCAATTCTACTGAACATAGCTTTGAAACAAATTATACAAAAGATATAATTGTTAAAATTAAAAATTCTGGACGAGGTGAAGCAATAATAAAAGACATTACAAATGACATTTCTATTTCTCAAACTGATAAAATTCGTGTACGAGTTAACAATGACTTGAACGATTGTATATTTCCAAAACAATACTTTAAATTAGAATTAAATATAACTATATATGATTACAAATGTCTTAAGTCATCAGATATGTATTATGATTTTCCAATCACTATAGAGTATACTGATTTTTTAAAACAAAACAGTTATAAGGAAAAAATATGTGTGTTAATCAAAAATACAACTTCCGATAAAGAAAACAATCAAAACACACCTACAAAATTTGTTGTGTCTATACAAGAACCATTAATAAAAGAAGATGAGGAGGAATGATAAATGCCTGATGAAAATAAAATGTCAATTGAAAAATACATTAGTGATAGACTTGATGATCAAATAAAATATTATGATTTAAAGTCAATTGAATACAAAAAGAAACATGAGAATATTTCTCTTGCAACAATTATTATTTCAGCTTTAATTGCCCTTGTACCTGCTTTTATAGATATATTACCCAATTGCAAAGGTATAATTACATTTCTATCCGCTTTGCTTGCTGCAACTATAACAGTATTACAAACAATTGATAAACTAAAAAAATATAACGACTTATTTTATCAATTTAGAATGACATGTGAAAAATTAAAGCAAGAAAAAGAGTTATATTTGTATCAAT